TTACCGTCGGCGCCATTGACCGGACCGCACAACCCCCTGTATTTCCGCCGCCCATTCGATCCGCACGCCTCGGATCGGCGCCGCATTATGGCTTTCGAGATCGAAGGTCCCCGGCGCCGAACCGCGTTGGATCCGCTTTAGATAGCGCTTGCCGTCAGCTGTGCGCACAGCGGCCTCCCAACCGACAACTTCGTCGGCGTCGGCGCCATGACGCCAGCAGATGATGACGTCGCCGGGGTCATAGCGCGGCCACATGCTGTCGCCCTCGACCAGAAAGGCGATGGCGTCCTTGGCGATGGGAAAAGGAACCTCGATTTCATAGAGGCCCTCAGGAGGAATTTGCTCAAATTCGGGCTGGATCTCCGCGCCGGCGCCAATGCGTCCGACGACGCGAACGCGGTTGCCCGGCGTGGGCTCGCCAACCCCTTCGAGAAGCCAAGCCGCGGTCGTCTTCAGCACCGGCGCGAGCGCGATCAAGGTTTCCGTCGTAACGCCCCTGCGCTCGCCATTCTTCACCGCCCTTTTCAGGTTGCGAATGGCGTCAGGCTTCTTCGCGGCTATCGACGCCGCGTGAGCTGAGAGGCCCAGCTCCGTTAGTCGGCTTTCGATTCGCATGAGGACGTCTTCAAGATCCATAACGGTAGAATAACCGTACACTTTTTAGAATGCACCAGGTAAAATTACCTTGACAATATAGGTAGCGCTACCGTATGCCTATCCCGGCGAGCCAAGCTTCCGCTGTCGGCGTCGCTTTTGAGACGTAAGGAGAGCATTGCCGTGACCGTTCAAACTGAGATCCGAAAAGCCCGCTGGACAGGGGAGCGAATCGCCCGTCTCGGCTTCCTGCTTGGCCTGGGTTGGGACGCGAGAAGGATTGCCGAGGATCCCCTGATCGCCTCGACGCCGAACAATGTGCATCGACAGGCGCAACGCTTCGGTCTCGCCTTTCGCGCCGCCGCCGCCGCCATCGCCTTGCGCCTGCCGCCGGAGGCTGCGAGCCTCTACGACGCCGCGGCGGCGAAACGCAGCCTCACGCGCGAATCCATGATTCGACTGCTGCTCCTTGTAGTGGCGACGGACCCAGCCCTCCTCGACAATATCCTCGACGACGGAGCTTGATCATGGAGGAGGGCTTGAAGATAAATGCGCTCGAGCAGTCTTATTGTTCGGAGCGCGATAGCGTGCCTCCGCAATGGGAGCCGGAGCATGTCGGGAAAAGGCTGGTGAAAGCCTTCATCACGCTCGATCGCCTTCCGCGCTTGCGTGGGCCGCGCGAGCCGGGTGGGCATTGGCCGCGCCACGCCATCGAATGGGCCGATCAATTGGCGCAAGCGGAACTCGACGAGAGCGAGCGGCGCATGCGCGAGCAGGCCAGCAATCGAACCACAATCCGGCCGACCGGCGCCGAGATAGCGCAAATGGAAACGGCCTTCGACTGGTTACGGGAATTGCGCGCCGAGGATTCAGGCATGGCTCTGGTTACGAGCCTCTGGGCGCTGCGCATGGCGCGCGGCCGATCGGTCAAGGCGCTTTGCGTCGAGAAAAAATGGGCGCCGCACACATTCTATCGAAAGCGAGCGAAGGCGCTAAACCATTTGGCGAATTGGCTCAACGCCCGCAGCGTTCCCGTATTCTAGGTCTATGATCTTGGCCTTTAGACGCCCTTACGGGTTATGATAGCCGCCGGGTCTCCCGCCTGCATCGCGGCGTCTATCAGGTTTACGCATGGCGCAGTGTGTGTTCAAGCATCCGCTTCGCCAATCGATAGGGAAAGCGCGTAGAGATCCGCCATTTGCCGCTTTTAATCGGAACGCGGCAGCCAGGGTAGAACGCCATTGCGCCGGAAATCTGGCCCGTGCGCGGCGCATTTTCCCGCGTGACGACAAACTACGCTTGAGCCTCTTTTCGATTAGACGAGCAGGGAGATCGCCTGGCGGTGTAAGAATGCGCAAGTCGGCGCCGCACCGGTGCGTTGACTTGCTACGGATTGTTATGGCTATATGCGCGTATGCAGTGCACGACCTGCGCTTGCTTTCCAGCGTTTCAAATCGCGGGCTTCAGGCTGGCGATGAGACATCCAGGCGTCTGACGCACCTCATAAGATCACAGCCATTGCATCAATCAACATAACTGCTGCGATGAGTTGTGATATCCGTTGCATTCACTGTAAAGCCTTGCAGTTTTAAAAAAGAAATGCTGGATGCGCAAGCGCGTTCGCTGCATTAAGTAGCAACCCAACACCGCTACAATCGATCATGTAAGAATGCGCAAGTCGGCGCCGCATCGGTGCGTTGACTTGCTACGGATTGTTATGGCTATATGCGCGTATGCAGTGCACGACCTGCGCTTGCTTTCCAAACATTTAAAATTACAGGCGTCACGCAGACAACGCGACATCCAGGCGTCTGAGCGCCTCGCAACATCTCCGCCATTGCATCAATCAACATCGCTGTTGAACGGCGGCGATGCGTTGCGGCATCCGTCAAGTTCGCCGTAAGGCTTAGCCGTTTTCAAAAGACACACAAGAAGCGCGGTCACGTTCGCCATGTTGGCTGACAACACAACAGCGCCGCTGAAAATCATGTAAGAATGCGCAAGTCGGCGCCGCATCGGTGCGTTGACTTGCTACGGATTGTTATGGCTATATGCGCGTATGCAGTGCACGACCTGCGCTTGCTTCTCTTCGCCAGATCGGTTGGCGGTTGGCGCTCCTATTCGCCGCTGCTACAACAGCCGCCAAAGTCCCTAGAGCGCGCGTAATTGCTCATGGTTTGCGCCAGGCGACAGAGCTTTTCGTCATTCCGACTGGTCATTGAAGCGGAACACGTCTTTGCGCCGAGAGCTTCGGCGTGCGGCAATCATTATCATTATCATGAACAGGACCGTGCATGGTGACATTTAGCGCAGGCCAGGATGCGGCTCGCCGCATCCTGGAAGGGCCTCAGCGTTACACCTGTCTCGCCGGCGGCACTCGCTCAGGCAAGACGTTTCTCATCGTTCGAGCCATAGTGATTCGTGCGCTCAAAGCCGAATGTTCACGCCACGCAATCTTACGTCTTCACGCCAACGCGGCGCGAGCTTCCATTGCTCTCGATACGCTCCCTCAAGTCATGCGTCTCTGTTTTCCAGGCACATCTTTGAAGGAGCATCGACAGGATGGATTCTTCGCGCTGCCGAATGGCTCCCGCATATGGATTGGCGGCCTCGACGATAAGGAACGGGTCGAGAAAATCCTTGGGCTCGAATATGTAACGGTGTTCCTGAACGAAGCGTCGCAAATTCCTTATTCCTCCGCGTTGATCGCCTTCACGCGACTGGCGCAAGTGGCGCCGGGGCTGTCCCAGTGCGCTTTTGTCGACCTCAACCCAGTTGGCAAGACACATTGGACGAATGTGCTTTTCGGGGACAAACGCGACCCGATTTCACTGCAGCCGCTCAAGACTCCTGAAAATTATTGGCGCGCATTCCTGAACCCGCCTGACAATGTTGCGAATCTTTCGAAAGAGTTCTTGGCGAGTCTCGCCGATCTCCCGGAAAAGCAGCGCAAGCGTTTCTATGAAGGCGTTTATGTCGACGAGGTTGAGGGGGCGCTTTGGACCTATGAGGAAATCGATTCCAATCGCTGCGGACTCGACGACATCCCGGAGGAAAAGCGGGCCGCCGTGGTCGTCGCCGTTGATCCTTCGGGAGCGGCGGGACGCGATGATCTCGGCGCCGATGAAATCGGCATTATTGTCGCCGCGCGAGGAGCCGATGGGGATTGTTATATTCTCGCCGATCGGTCCTGTCGTGAGGCGCCCATTGTTTGGGGCAGGCGCGCGGTCATCGCCTTTCACGAATTTCGCGCCGACTGCATCGTCGCCGAGTCGAATTTCGGCGGCGAGATGGTCCGCGCGACAATCCAAGCAGCCGATCAAAATGTGCCGGTGCGTCTCGTTGCCGCTAGTCGCGGCAAGGCCGTGAGAGCCGAGCCGATCTCGGTGCGCTACGCGCAAGGGCAGGTTCATCATGCTGGACGATTCGGCAAGCTTGAGGATCAGCTCTGCGCCTTTTCCTCGGCTGGCTACAGCGGCGGCGGCAGCCCCGATCATGCTGACGCCGCGATCTGGGCGCTGACGCATCTTTTCGGCGCCGATGATGGCGCAGGGATCATCGAATTTTATCGCCGCGAGGCGGAAGGCCGGGGCGTGACGTGACGCCCACGCACGCTCGCAGGGCAAAGGCGCGGCGAAAACTCTTCAAATGATGAAGGAAGCAGACATGGCCGATCGTGGCGCAGGGCAAAGAACTTGGTCGCTCAGTCCCTATCAGGTCAATGTCAGTTTTGAAAGCGCTCCCAAGGCGGAGGAGGCGGCGAATTGGTTTGGCCCGCTGACGCCGATCACGCCGCTTGCGCCGCCGGAAGTCGCCGGACGACAATGGGATTTTCCTGCCGGTTATAATCTCTCGACCATTTCGCGTCCCTATGAGCCCGTAACTTTCGCAACGCTGCGTGGGCTCGCGGACGGCTATGATCTCTTGCGCCTCGTCATAGAAACGCGAAAGGATCAGGCCGCGCGACTATCTTGGAGCATTGGCGCCCGCGACAAGACAACGCGTTCGCCGCTCGATGCGGAGCGAATCGCGACGGCGAAGTCGTTCTTTACGCAGCCGGACGGCATTCATGGTTTCGCCGATTGGCTGCGGCTTCTTCTCGAAGAGGTTTTCGTAACCGACGCGCCGGCGCTTTATATGAGCCGGGATCGCGGCGGCCGCCTCAAGGCGATGATGCCGCTCGACGGCGCCACGATCAAACCAGTGATCGACGCCTGGGGCCGCAGCCCGCAGCCTTATATGGACGGCGACAGGCTCGTCTATCCGGCGGCCTACCAACAGATCCTGAAAGGCTATCCAGCCATCGACTATTCGGTGCGCGATCTAATTTATCGGCCGCGCAATCTGCGCGTGAACCGCGTCTATGGGATGAGCCCCGTGGAGCAGATCATCACGACGGTGAATATCGCGCTGCGCCGGCAGATGTATCTTCTCGATTATTTCACTGAAGGCAATATTCCAGATAGCCTGATCGGCGTGCCCGAAAACTGGACGCCGGACCAAATAGCCTCCTATCAGAAATATTGGGACGCCTACTTTGACGGCGATCTCAGCCGGCGCCGGCGGGCGAAATTCGTACCCGGCGGAGTAGCGAAAACTTTCATTCAGACCAAGGAGCCAGAGCTGAAAGGGCCATTCGACGAATGGCTCGCGCGCATCGTCTGCTTTGCTTTTTCAATCTCGCCTCAGGCTCTCACGCAAACCATGAATCGCGCGACTGCCGAGACGCAAAAGGAGCTCGCGGAAGAAGAGGGCCTCGCCCCGATCCTGGCTTGGGCGAAATCCCTAGTCGACGACATTCTTGCGAGCGAATTCGATGCGCCCGATCTCGAATTCGTCTGGAGTCCAGGTCAGCAAACCGATCCGGTCGCGCAGGAGACGATCCTTTCGAGCTATGCGTCGAAAGGCATTCTAACGATCAACGAGGCCCGGGCGGCGCTTGGTCGTGAGCCTGTCGCCGATGCGTCCGCCAATAGGCCCATGACGCTAACTGCGACGGGATATGTGGCGCTGCCGGAATAAACGCGCGCATGATCCGTTGAGAATCGCGATGGCTTAAGACGCCGTTCGGCGCGGGTTCAATCCACGCTTGTTTCAGCCGCTGGAGCCGCCCGCTTCCGGCGGCTTTTTGTCCTCCCTTTCGGAACTCGTGGATGCATGACCTTGCCTTTGGCGGGGCGCGTGAGCCCGCGGCCGCGCACAATGCTCGCGCGCGCCGGCTGACATTTCGCCTTGCAGGATGCGAGCTTCGGTTGCCCACTTGATGCAGGCCGCGATCGCCTGCCTCGCTACTGCGCGGCACCGTGGGGACTAAATAAGTCTCCGTCTACTCTTTCAATCCCTTCAAGAAGCAAGGAGCACGCATGTCGGCGCTGCGTATGTTCATTCCAATCACCAAGGTCGACGCGGCGCGGCGCCTCGTCTATGGCCTCGCTACCGCAGAGATCGAAGATCGAACAGGCGAAATTTGCGATTACGACTCGACAAAGCCGTTCTTTGAAAAATGGTCCCAGGAGATAGCCAAATCAACGCGCGGCAAGTCGCTTGGCAATCTGCGCGCTATGCACGGGCCTATCGCGGCCGGCAAGGTGACCGCCATCAATTTCAACGACGCCGATAAGCAGATTGAAATTTGCGCCAAGGTCGTTGATGACGCCGAATGGGAAAAAGTTGCGGAAGGCGTCTACACAGGCTTTTCGCAAGGGGGCGCCTACGCGAGACGATGGACAGATACGGATGGCCTCACGCGCTACACGGCGGCGCCTACCGAAATCTCGCTCGTTGATTTGCCATGCTTGCCGCAAGCCCGCTTCGAAATGATCAAGGCCGACGGGACGCGCGAATGGCGCCGCTTTGACAAAGGGCTCGATAACGTTGCACGATTGGCGAGCCTGATCCAGGAATTGAATCAGCTGCAGAATGATGTAGCGCTCGAGGAGAAGGCCGAGCGGGACGATTCGAAACTGCCTGACAAATTGCGTGATCTCGTGGACCGCGCGTCGGCCATTTTGCGCGCCATGGCGGCCGAAGAGACCTCGGAGCTGACTCAAGCCGAAGATGCGCCGCAACAACAGATGACCATGTCTGTGACGCCAAAATTTGCGGCCTCTCCAAAGGCTGCTTCTCTCGCTAAAGTCGGCGCGCGCAACAGTGCGGAAGATCTGACCCGCATTCAAAACCTGCATGATACTTCAGTTGAGCTTGGCGCCGCGTGCGGCGCGCAGAAAAGTATGCCAGGCGGATTGGAGAAGCGTTTCGATGCGCTGGCCGTGACTCTCGCCGACGTATTGCAGCGCGTGAAGCGCATCGAGGAGCAGCCAATGCCTTTGCCATTCGCAGGCAGGCCGCGGACAATCGGAAAACATGAGGACGCAGGCGGCCCTCACTCCGCCGATACAGTAGAGAAGCTCCTCTCCGATCCGGAAGCGCTCTCTGTTCTCGCAATCAAATTGGCCCAACGCAACGGCCGCGCATCGATGCGATGAGCCGGTGAGCTGAACGCGAAGCCGTAGCGCAATCTACAAGAAAAACGTCTAAACCGCACTTCCACGCGCAAGGTCGGCGATGATCCTCCCGCGCCTTTCTAGATCGGCGCGCCGTCCCGACCGCCGACGCATTTGGCTGAAGGCGGCTCGACAAATCCTTCCTTCAAATGTCCCTGCTGCTAGGAGCAAGCTATGACAATGCAAACCGACGTTCAGGACGTATTGGACCGGCTTAAGACCGCGCAGCAAAGACCGCTCGGCGATCCGCGGTTTAGGAGCCTGTTGGGGCTCGAAAAGAGCACATACTCGGAAAGCGCGAGTGCGACCTCGGGACTTACCTTCTACGATCTCGAGCTCGGCGCGAAGTTCCTCTATCCGGTGCTGACGCCGCTGCGCAACACGATCCCGCGCGTTTCGGGCAAAGGCGGCATTCAGGCGGCGTGGCGCGCAATCACCGCAATCAACACCAATGGACTACGTTTCGGCGTGTCCTCGGCAAATCGTGGCGGCGTGCTCGCGGTTGCGACGCAGGACTATACCGCGACCTACAAAGGCATTGGCGTTGAGACGAGCGTCGATTTCGAAGCGCAATATGCTGGACAGGGTTTCGATGACGTTCGCTCGATCGCAGCCAAAACCGGCCTCGAAGCGCTCATGCTTGGCGAAGAGGCGATGATCCTTGGCGGCTGCGCTTCATCTTCGCTCGGTTTGACGCCAACGCCTACCCTTACTGCCTTGACGACAGGGGGCTCGCTTGCCGCGCAGACCTGGTCCGTCATTTGCGCGGCGTTGACTCTAGATGGACTCATGAATGGTTCGATTGCTGGGGGCGTGCAGGGTCAGATCAGTCGCACGAACGCAGACGGGTCATCCGACACGTTCGGCGGCGGAGTGGCAATGAAAAGCGCGAATGCGACTGTTACGACAACCGGCGCGACCGGATCGATCAGCGCGACAGTTACCCCCGTTTCCGGCGCTTTGGGCTATGCTTGGTTCTGGGGCGCCGGCGGCGCCGAAACGCTTGGCGCCATCACGACGATCAATTCTGTTGTCATCGGCGCCTCGGCCACGGGCACGCAAACCGCAGCCTCGCTCGGCGTCAATGACAACTCCAACAATCTCCTCGCGTTTGACGGACTCATTTATCAAGCCGTCAAACCTGGCTCCGGCTCGTATATTTATACGATGGCTTCCGGAACCGCAGGGACCGGCACGCCGCTGACATCGGATAGCGCGGGCGGGATCATCGAGATCGACACGGTCTTGAAATATATGTGGGACCATTATCGTCTCTCGCCGGATACAATGTGGGTGAATTCGCAAGAAGCTTTGAATATATCGAGGAAGATCTTATCGGGCTCCCAGACCGCGGCGCAGCGCTTTGTGTTCGAGACGGCGCAGGATCTGGTCGGCGGCGGAATCATGGTGCGCACCTATCTGAATCGCTTCTCGATGCAGGGCGGCAGCGTGATCGACATTAAGGTGCATCCTAATATGCCGGCGGGCTCTATTCTCATGACAACCAGGACGTTGCCTTATCCGCTCGCCGGCGTCGGCAATGTTATGCAGATCCGGACGCGGCAGGACTATTACCAAATCGAGTGGCCGCTTCGCACCCGGAGATATGAATATGGAGTTTATGCAGATGAAGTACTGCAGAGCTACTTCCCACCGTCGATGGCCCTGATTACGAACATTGGCAACGGCTGATCGACTGCAGGTCGGTGGATGTATTGGTCGCCGATCAGATGTTCGCGGCGCGTGCGCCTAAGCGCTATGCAAGATGATATGATTGCAAAGTAATCAGGCGCATTTCGTTTGACCTATCGCGTTCTGATGCGGCGTCGAGCAAGGACAATCGCCATGAAATTACGCGTCCCGGATGGCTGTGACGCCGTCTCGCACCAGGGCCAATTATTGGAGGTCGCTGAGGATGGGTCAATCGATGTCGATGACGATGATTGGGTAATCCTCTCGAGCCATGGTTTTAGCCCCTGGAGCGAGGAGCATGCCGCTCTGGAGATCGCCGCCATGACGCGCGAGGGGCTCGTTATGCGGGTTATGAATGCGACTTTGAAGACATTGCAGGGGCTCGGCACGGAGGATATTCGCGCAAGGCTTCTTGCGGCTGAAGACAGCGTTGGGCCTTCTGAAATTGAGAGCGTCGTGACGTCTAAGACGCCTTCCGATATCGATGGCGAAGCCATTTCGGCGTTCAATCGATATGAGCTTTTTGCTTTCCTCAGAGCGAAGGGCGTCTCGGTGTCACTGCCTATAACCAATGACGAATTGCGGGCGGTGGCGCGACGCGCGCTTGGCTGAACCTTCGTCGTCGCCAGCCATCCTCTTGTCATCGCTATCCGTCGGCTGATGTCGGCGGCCGCCTTGAGTTCGGCAAGTCGAAGCGCGAGTCCCGCCGAACGGGTCTGGCTTGGCTGACGGCCAGAGCTCGGTTCTCAGCGGCTTTGCACGCCTGTCGAGTGCGTCGAAAGGAATCTTACAACATGGCGTCTCCTTTTGATCTTGTGAGCTTGACCGATCTCAAGGCCTGGCTCGACGTCGCAGGAACCGATGACGACGTTCTTCTCGCGCAGCTGATCACGCAAATCAGCAGGGCGATCCTCAATGTCCTCGATCGGCCTTCGATCCTGCCAGGCTCCTATACGGAAACGCTCGATGGCGGCAATAATACCGCGATCACGCTTCGGCAATGGCCGGTCAACACGATTCTGACATGCAGCATAAATGGGGCGCCGCTTCCGCCTTCGCCGCCGCTCGAGGCTGGAGCCGGATCTCAGATGGGCTATGTTCTCGAGCCGCCGGATGTCGCGCCGCCCGGATGTATGCAGAGACTCTCGCTACGACGCCGAATTTTTACGCGTGGGGTTCAGAACGTTACGATTTCCTATTCCGCAGGTTATCAAATCAACGGCGAGAACGCCATTGTGCCAGCAAACGCGCCCTACATTATCGCTGCGCTTGCGCCATATGGCGATTGGGGGAGCGACGGCGGCGTGACATACGCCAATGGCGCTTCGCTGGCGTCAGTTACAGTTAATCCAACCGTTGGACAATATGTCGTGGCGAGTGGCGTGTATACATTTGCTTCAGCCGATGCAGGCGCGGCCGTGCAACTCACCTATGGCTATGTTCCTGCCGATCTTGCGGTCTGCTGCATCGACTGGGCGGCCGAACGCTACACGTATCGCTCGCGCATCGGCCAGCAGTCCAAGTCGCTCGGCGGCCAGGAGACAATGGCCTTCATTGTCAAGGATATTCCCGATTTCGTTGCGAGTCTTCTGCAGCCATATCGCCGCGTCGTGACGCCATGATCGATTTCGAATGCGATGCGTCGGCAATACATGATGCGCTCTTGGATCAGGCCGCCGCGCTTTGCAATACGGTCGAAGCTCGAATCCGCCAAAAGCTGTCTGGCGAAGTCTTGCAGGCGCGTTCTGGCGCGCTTGCCGAATCTATTTCTTCCTCCATCGATGATGATGGGTCGGCGGTCTCCGTCTCGACCTCTAGCGCTGGCGTGCCCTACGCAGCAATTCAAGAGTTCGGCGGCAAGACGGCGGCCCATGACATTGTCGCGGTGAAGGCGAAGGCATTGGCGTTTAGCGCAGGCGGCGGGGAAGTCTTCGCCAAGAGCGTACGCCATCCTGGCTCTACCATTCCGGCGCGATCTTATCTTGCCAGCACGCTTTTGGAGATGCGTGATGAGATAGAATCAGCGTGGAAACAGGCGGTGCTAGAGTCCTTGGGACAAGACTGACGCGATCCGAGCAAAGCAGTTTATCGCACTTTCACGTGCGTCTTCAAACGAGCTAGTAGCGAGGAGGCTTAATGCCCGCGAGTACACGGGAAGCGGCAATCGAAGCGCTCATCGGCGTGGTCGCCGGCGCCTATGCGTGGAAGCTTGGTCCCGCGCGACGTCTTAAGCTCTGGAGCGACGTGCCGGCGGCAAGCCGGCCGGCTTGCTTTCTTTTTGAGGGTGGCCAGGAAGCCTATTCTTGGACAGAGCGCGCTGTGCCGAAGCGGATTATTGAGGTCAAACTTTTCATCTATCTCAACGCAAAGGATCCCACCATTGTTGGCGCCGCCCTCCTGAATGACGTCATGGACGCGCTCGACTCCGCCTTCGCGCTTTCCGGCGCGGACATAGTCACAGGCCGAAACACACTTGGCGGCGCGGCCTACCATTGCCGAGTTGACGGTAAGGTTCTGAAGGATCCTGGCGATCTGGACGGCGACGCTGTTCTGATTGCCCCGGTAAAGATCATCCTCCCATAGAAAGGGCGCCGAATGTCCGAGTCTGAAATCACGTTGGAAGCCGAACGTCTGAAGGCGCTTATCGATCAATGGCGTTTCGACGTCTTCCACGGCTCCATCGTGGCGCGTGATGTCGAAGTCTGGAACTTCGTTCGCGGCGCTGCCGAAGACCTGAAGCAACGCCTGATTGCTGCGTTGCCGTCACGGGCGCCATAGCCCTTACGCCGACGCCGTCTGGCGTCGCTCCCTCTTGCGCGCAAGATCGCGTCGCCGCTAGGCGTGTTCGGATAAGCCCGCTCAATGATTGCTGCAACGCAGTCAACTACGCATTGGCGGAAGATATCGCTCGCCTTCTTCAAGCCTGGAGACGGTGCCAGATTATGCAAATGTTTGCAACAGGTTCACGGCATAGTTCGTAGGAAAGAGGTTCTCCATGTATAGTTTCGGCTCGGGCGTATTGCTCGGAACTCGCACGGACATTGCAAACGCCACACCCGTCAACTTTGGCTTGGTGCAAGAGGTTACGATCGAGGAGACTGCAACGATCAAAGAGTTGTACGGGCAGTATCAACGACCGCTTGCCGCAGCCCGCGGCACAATCAAGACGACCGGAAAAGCCAAGGTGGCGCGGATCTCTGGGTTGGCTTTCGCCAATCTCTTCTACGGCGTCGTTCCATCGGCCGGCCAGCTAGCCACGTCATTCGCCGAAGCTGGGGCGGTTTCGGCGACAACGCCCTTCACCGTGACAGTCGCCAATGCGGCAACCTTCGTCGATGACGATGGCGTCCTCTATGCAGCGACTGGCTTGCCATTGACTAGGGTCGCATCGAGTCCTGCTACAGGACAGTATTCGATGGCGTCAGGCGTCTATACGTTCAACTCGGCGGACGCCGGCAAATCTGTGTTGACAAGCTACACTTACACGGTCAGCGGCGCCGGGCAGAAATTCACGGTGGCCAATCAACTTTTGGGAACGACGCCGACATTTCAAGCACTGTTCTATACATCCTTTCAAGGCCAGGCCATCTCACTGAAGCTCAACAATTGCGCATCGACGAAATTGAGCTTTCAAACCAAGCTTGAGGATTATGTCATGCCAGAATTCGATTTCTCTTGCTTCGCCGATGCTGCGGGCAATGTGATGACTTGGTCGTTCGCGGAGGCGTCGTAACGTGCGGCCCCGGCATGAGATGATCCAGCTTGGCGAGCGCGAATGGCTGGTGCGGCCTTTAACGTTGCGCCAAGTGCAGGAAATTGAGCCGATCCTGATGGCTGGCGACCGCGACTCGAAAGGCAGCGTCGCTGCGGCGGTCTGCATCGTGGAGATCGCGCTGCGTCGCGATCACGCCGAGGCTGCAGACGCGCTTGCGGATATCGAGGCGACGGCGCCCGAAATCGCCGCCGCCATGGCGGCGGTCCTACGCCTCGGCGGTTTCATCGAAGTGTGCTCTGAGGACGGAGCCGAGCGAGGAGACATTTATTTGGGGGAAGCCTGAGCGGGCGCGATGAACGCAAAACATCCGCCCGCATCGATTTCGGCTTCGTCTACGCAAGACTGATGACTGCCTGCGGCTATACGCCGGCCGAGATCGATGAAATGACGCTGCACGACGTGCTTGGGCTTTTTTCCTATTGGCGAGACTGTCCGCCAGTGCACGAGATCTTGAAAGCGGTCTACCGAATCGAGCCAAAGGCCAAACCGGCCGTTGCCGGAAGCGGCGGGGATCCAAGCGGGATCAGCAACCTCATCGCGCGGTTTCCCGATGGCTTTGTGAAAGCACGGGAAAGCGGGTGAAGGTTGAGTCTTCTTTTGTTGTGATGACTGAAGCGTCGTGCGCTCCACAACCGACCACGGGAGGACGAGGCAGGCTCCTCCGCATCGTCAAACCCAACTCTTTTGATTTTCATGACGTCTCACTCGGGCACAGTCATATCCAAATCAAGGACAATCGCGCATGACCGATGACATCACCATCAAATTTATCGCTGATGTCTCCGACTTGCAAAAAGGAATGCAGCAAGCGACAGGTGCGGTGGAGGCGACAACTGGCTCTTTGCGGAACGGCGCGGCGCAGATCAGTACATCCTTTTCTTCGCTGTCGCAGGCCTATGCAGGTAACGCGGCGCAGAAGGTCGCGATCGAGCAGACGGCCGGGGACGCGGTATTGGCGAGCGCTCGGCGAGTCCAGCAAGAGCAATATGCCGCCGCGCTGGAGGGCGCGACGCAGCGGTCTGCGCTCATCAAGGAGCAGGCGCAGCTTGAGAGCGTCGTTAACGACGACGTGAGCGCCGATTATCGTCGCAGTTTTGAGCAAGTAGGGTCGAGCTTCTCAAGCTCCGTCATGAGCATGATCCGCGGACACGAAACGCTTGGAAAGGAGGCTCAAAAAGCCGCTCTGTCGATCGTTCAGTCCTTTGTCCAAGCCAGAGTGAAAATGGCGGCGGATTGGGCAGCCGGATTGGTGACGCAGATCGCGCAAACAACGACTAGCGAGGCGGCAAAAACCGAGGCGGTTGCGGCGGGAACCACCGCGCGAACTAGTCTCGAAGCGACGGCATCAGCCGCCTCGGCGGCCGAGACGCTGGGCGCAGTCTTCAAAAGCATCAGCGCATCGGCGGCGGAAACCTTCGCGGGCATTTTTGGGTTTCTGTCGCCAGTCATGGGCCCGGCAGCCGCCGGTCCGGCGGCTGCCGGCGAGGCTGCCGTCATCGGAGCGGCGTCAGGTCTCGCCTCCTTCGCGGTCGGGGCTTGGAGCCTGCCAAGCGACATGATTGCGCAGGTCCACCAGGGCGAAATGATAGTGCCCGCCGGCCCGGCGGCCGCTTTCCGCAGCATGATGGAGGGCAACAGCGGCGTCGCTGGCACGGTGCATGTGCATCACGCAACGAACTTCAATGTTCAAGCGATTGACGCGGCCGGTGTGAAGCAGTTCTTCAAGGATCACGGCAAGACGGTCTTACGCTCGATCAATGAAAGCGTTCGAACCGGCTCGCACCTTGGTCTGTCGAAGCTCGGCTCGGCTTGACCAATGGCTTATATCCTCGGCGTCAATCTTCTCCCATCGACTGGAGAATTTACCTACGACTCCGTGGCCTATCAAGGTCAACGCATAACAGAGCCCGCAATGTTGGCGATCAACGCCTATGCTGGGCAACCGTCGTATAGGACGGATTTCGACCTCGCCATCGATCAGCTCGAATCGACCTTTCCCGCTTGCATGACGGTCGCCGTCGTCGTCTCTTGGTTTGGCAATTCGACGGATGCTTCGAAATGCAAGATTTATCCTTCGACAACCTATATCGGCGGATCGTTCCAGAAATGGAGCGGGACAGCTTGGGTTTCGGACATGTGGAGATGCACGAGCTTGACGCAAGCCTCGTCGGGCCTCATTCCGATCTCATCAAATGGTCCGTCGTTCAACTATGGCGGCACCCCGTCCGACCAATCAATCGTCCGGTGCATTCAGGATTTGAAGGCGCGCGGGTTCCGCGTCGTCTTCTATCCATTCATTTTGATGGATGCGACGGGTTTTCCTTGGCGTGGACGCATTACCTTTGCGCCAGACATTTCGGCCGATGCGGCCAGCGCCGTCAATGCGTTCCTCGGATCCGCCGCGGCTTCGCAGTTCACGCGCGATGCGACGAACCTGACAGTCTCATATGCAGGATCGTTGACCAATTTCACCTACCGTCGCATGATTCTGCATTATGCTAATCTTTGCGTCATCGCAGGCGGCGTCGATCTCTTTTTGCTTGGATCGGAGCTTCGCGGTCTCGAAGCGATTCGTGGTTCCGCTTGGACAAAGACGGGGACCACCGACAACACCGGCCATGCTATTTGGGACTATCCATTCGTCCAAGGTCTTATCCAACTTTCTGATGATGTGCGCGGGATTTTTGACGCGGCCTCATTAAGCAAGGACACATTGGGCCTCCACAATCTCATTAGCTATGCGGCAGACTGGTCCGCATGGATGGGTTGCCAACACCTGGGCGAGAATGGCCAATGGCCACATCTCGATCAGCTCTATGCGCATTCGAATATCGATCTCGTATGTTTCGACAATTACTTGCCGCTATCGGATTGGACGACAGGAACTAGCGGCCTCGATGTCCTCAATTGGTCGGTGGCCAAGCCGTCTTCTTGGCCGCCTTCGACTGTCGCGATGAACGGCTTGGGGCTGAGCGGAACGCCGACGATCTACAGTAAGGACTATCTCAAGGCGAATATCGAAGGCGGCGAGAAGTTCAATTGGTTCTACAGCGATTCAAACAATCTTGGACGCGGCTTCGATCCTAACGGCTCCGACCTGATGGTCTCGTTGCCCGAAGGCGACCGGCTCGCGCAGAACCGTCAACCTTATTACGCCAATCAAGAATTGCTCTCGAACAAGCAGGTGCGCTGGTGGTGGAGCAATTCTCACCAGGCTGTTTATGATGACGGCGACGGCGCAGGCTGGCAGCCGCACGGCCCGACGACGGAATGGATCGCGCAGTCGAAGCCGATCACCTTCACGGAATATGGCTTTCCGACCTGCGATCGATGTGCGAACCAGCCGAACGTCTTCTTCAACGCCAAATCGACCGAGAGCGCGACGCCGTTCTGGTCGATCTGGGATTCAGCCGACGGCGGCGGGTATTTGCCGCGGCGCGACCAAACGCTCGCCTCTCTCGCCTTGCAGGCGATCTTCGAATATTGGGTCACCGACGGCAATAACCAGATCTCCAGCGCGGGCGTGAAGATGATCGAGCCGACATTCATGTCGGTCTGGAATTGGGACGCACGGCCCTTCCCAGTTTTTCCCATAATGGAAAATGTTTGGAGTGACGCCGGCAATTGGCCAGCAGGAAATTGGCTCTCGGGTAAAGGGCCATTCGTCGCGCCGCCCATCGCCGATCCCCCGCCGCCGGCAGGGGCGTATCCGGCTTTTCCGACGCTGGCTGGTCAGGGATGGAGCGTTCATTATAAGCCACAATTCGCAACCGGCTCGGCTGAACATGCTTCAGGACGGCAAAGCCGTTTCGCGCGTATGTCGGCGCCAGTCTTTGAAATTGCGATCGCCTTCGATCTTTTACGCATGGATGCGCCATATACGGAGTTGCAAGCCTTGATCGGATTCGTTGAGGGGAGACTCGGACAAAGTTCGCCGTTTACCTTCCCGGTGCCTGTAGAACTCGGACTCGGGTCGACTTTCCTCTGCCGATTCGCAGACGATCAGGAAGATTTGGAACAGTTCATGACTCGGCTTTGGCAGGCGCAATCAGTTAGGCTGCGCACGGTGAAAGGCGAATAATGCTCACTCCGCCGTCATTTCCTGTGCTGCCAGGCCAAGCCTGGTCCGTCCACAAGCGCCCGTCTTATTCAACGCGCGTAGCTTCACATGTCTCGGGCCGTGAGGCGAGGACGCCGTTTTATTCCTATCCGCTCTACGAATTCGAGCTGACCTTCGATGCGCTCATCTCAAATGCCGCCTTCCCAAACCTCGGCTCAAACTCTTTGCAGAGTCTGATGGGGCTCTATCTCCAATGCCAAGGCCAGTATGGGACCTTCCTCTATACCGACCCGTCGGATAATTCGGTTTCAGGTCAGATTATCGCAACCGGCGACGGAGCGACTACCGCCTTCACGTTTATGCGCACCCTTGGCGGTTCGACTGAGCCGGTATCTTGGGTCACGGCCGTATCGGATATCTATCTCAACGGCGTTGTCGAAACGTCAGGATGGACGTTGACGACGCCTAACACGCTCACATTCACGACTCCGCCGGGCGTCGGCGTGGCTATCGCCGGCGATTTCGCCTTCGCTTTTCAATGCCGCTTCCTCGACGATCAGAGCGACTTCGAGAACTTCACGTCCGGCCTTTGGCAAGTCCAATCGCTGAAATTTAGATCGGTGAAGCCATGAGAGCCGCATCGCCCGCATTGATCACCTTCCTGAACAATTTACGAGCGCAAAATGACGCCACAGCGCTTGTCGCCGATTGCTACACCTTCACGCTGCGAACGGAGCTTGTCCTCACCTATACCAATGCCGACGTTCCGATCACGCTCAACGGCTATGTTTACGCCGCGAACTCGATCCTGGTGGATGGTCTAAAATTCAAATGCGAAGTCGGCCTCAATGTCGATCAACAGCAAATCACGCTTTCAGCGCGGTCAACCGACACACTTGGCGGCATACCCTTCCTTCAAGCAATCCGCAATGGAGTTTTCGACGGTGCCGAGGTTCAACGCGAGCGGGCGTTTCTCACGTCATGGACAGGTGCGCCGGTCGGCGGCGTAATTCTATTCAAGGGCCGAGTCGGCACGGTCGATCACGTTGGCCGCACTACGGCGCAAATTACCGTCAATTCGGATCTCGTTCTGCTCGATCTCGACATGCCGCGCAATCTCTATTCTCCGACTTGCCAGCATGTGCTTTTCGATTCCGGCTGCGGCCTCGTCAAAAATGCGTTTGGTGCCTCTGGAGCCGTGGGGGCAGGCTCTGCGGCTTCGGTGATCAACTGGTCGAGCTCATCTGCTGGCTATACGCAAGGCACAATAACCTTCACATCGGGAGCGAACACCGGCGTCACGGCGACAATCAAGGAGGCCACGACGAGCGCCTTGACTCTTGCCTACGCGTTGCCGACGTCGCCGGCGACTGGCGACGCCTTCACCGCCTACCAGGGATGCGATCACACGCAAGCAACATGCACGACGAAATTCAACAACGTAGCGAATTTCCGAGGCTTCCCCTTCATCCCGCCGCCGACCTATGCGTATTGACCATGACTCAGGAGACCAATGGGCGCCCGCGTGTTGTGGCGGAAGCCAAGACATGGGCTGGAACGCGATATCATTCCTGCGCTGACGTGAAAGGGGCGGGAACCGATTGCGCAATGTTGCTGGTCCGCGTTTTCGTCGACAGCGGCCTGCTCGCGCCGTTTGATCCGCGTCCATATCCAGAAGACTGGCATCTTCACCGGAGCGAAGAACGGTACTTGAGCTATGTCACGGATCGTTTCGTCGAAACCGAAAGGCCCCTTCCGGGCGATATTGCTGTCTTCCGCTACGGCCGCTGCTACAGCCATGGCGCGCTTGTGACTAAGGTCGATCCGCTGACGATCATTCATGCCTTTCAGCCTGCCGGCTGCGTCATCGAAGAGCCTCTGGCGGTCAACCTTGCGCTTGCCGATCCGAAACGACCGCGCCGTTTCTTCACCCTGTGGCCAAGGGCTTCCGAATGAGTTTCCTTCGAGGCAGCGGCGCAGCCAATGCGCAGCCGGCATATGTGCCGGAATATACCGGCTTGCAGATCCAGACCTCGACCAATGGGGTCCCAATTCCTATTCTTTACGGCGTCAATAAGATTTCGTTCAACCTCATTTGGCAAGGAGGGTTTTTCGCCAACCCCCAATATACGAAGACTAGTTCCGGCGGCAAGGGCGGCCATAGCAGCAGTCAGGTATCTGGATACCAGTATTATACGGCCCTGATCCTTGGCCTGTGCGAAGGGCCAGTCACAACCGTTTCTCAAACCTGGGCTGGAACCTCTGTCGGAATTCCTGGCGACCTGAGCCTGTCCTTTTTCAGCGGAACCACGCCTCAAGCTCCGTGGTCATTTCTGAGCACCTATTATTCGAGCCAATCGCTCCCCTATGGCGGACTGGCGTATCTTTCGGCGCCGCAATTCTATCTTGGAGCAGATGCGACTCTCCCGTCGCTCACGTTCGAAGTCTATGGCTTCCTATCATCCGCTACGACTTCAGCCGTCGTGAACGGCTATGACGCGGATCCCGCGCTCGTCATCCAAGACTTTCTCACGAGCTCGCAATACGGTGTCGGATTTCCGCCTGCCAGCATTGATACGACAACGCTTCTCGGCGCCTCCGGCGATTCGTCCTATCAAACCTATTGCCGGGCGGCTGGGCTCGCATTATCGCCCGCGATCGTCAATCAAGAAACCGCAAGCAGCATCATGACCCGCTGGCTGCGATTGACCAACACGGCGGCGATTTGGTCCGGGGGCAAGCTTAAATTTCTGCCGTATGGAGATACGTCAATAACGGGGACGCTCCATGGAGGCGGATTGATTGCCTTCAACCCGAACACATTGCCGATCTACAATTTGACCGACGACGATTTTGTTCATGACGATGACAGTGATCCGGTGCAAATCACGCGGTCGGATCCTTTCACCGCTAAAAACTGGCGGACGATGGAAATAGCGCAGCGGTCAGTTGCTTACAGTTCGGTTCCGATCGAAGCATGGGACCAGAACGCCATAGAGCTTTACGGGCTCCGCAAAGGGTCGACGGTTACGGCGCATGAGATCTGCGACCCGGCCGTTGCGCAAATCTCGCTGCAATTGATCCTTCAACGCGACCTCAACATCCGCAATGCCTATGCGTTCAAGCTGTCTTTCGAATACTGCCTGCTGGAGCCGATGGATATCGTTGCGCTGACGGATGCCGGTCTTGGTCTGAATAGCTTCCCAGTGCGGATAACATCGATCGAGGAAGATGACGCGGGCCTCTTGAGCGTGACGGCGGAAGATTTTCTGATCGGCTCGGCGATGGCGGCGGTTTATCAGGTTCCGATCAGCAATGGCGTCGGATACGATAGCGGGGTTGCCGCTTCCCCGGTCAATCCACCGATTATTTTCGAGCCGGGGCCTTCGCTGACAGACGAGACTTCGCAAGTTTGGATTGCGATCTCGGGCGGCAACGCCGGCGTAGCCGATCCGAATTGGGGCGGCGCGATTGTCAATATCTCGCTCGACAACGCAACCTATGGCCAGATCGGGATGGTCAAGGCGCCGACGCGGCAGGGCGTGCTTACCGCGAGCCTCGCCGCACCTTCCGGCGGGAACCCGGACACGACCAACACGCTCGCAGTGAGCCTCGCAGAAAGCGGCGGCGCATTGCCATCCGTGTCGAATCTCGATGCGCAAAGCGGGGTGACGCTCTTGATCGTCGATCAGGAGCTCTTGGCCTATGCGGCGGCGACCCTGACTGGTTCGAACGCCTATAATCTGACCTATCTCGAACGTGGGCTCCATGGCACGACGGCGGCGGCGCATTCATCCGGCGCGCCCTTCGCGCGACTTGATGACGCGATTTTCAAATATGATCTGCCGCCCGCATGCATCGGCGTAAAGCTCTATTTCAAGTTCCAAAGCTTCAACATTTGGGGCGAGGCGGTCGAAAATATCTCGACTTGTGCGGTCTACACTTACACGCCTACTGGCGCTGGCTATGAAGGACCGGTCGCGTCTGCCTTGGCTGTGGGCTCGAACCTCGATTACGGGCTTGCGGGCGCCAGCATCAATGAGACCGATGATTTCGGCCTCGCATCCGACTCCTCCGTCACCATCATAGATCTTGGATTGGCATCGGCATGAGCATTCAGGTCAAACGCCGCCGTGAGGCGGCAAGCTTTCTTTCGACATTTACGGGCGCGGCCGGCGAACTCCTTGTCGATACAACAAACAACCGCGTCCAAGTTCATGACGGATTGACTCCGGGCGGCTTCCCCGCAGCGAAGCTGAGCGAAGTTCCTTGCTCTCCAAGTCCGCACGCGGCGTACATCCAATTCGGCGTCCTTGAGGAGCTTGTGACGGTGTCCGGCGCTTCGGCCGTTTCGACGATTCAAATCCCCAATCGCGCGATCATCTTCGCGGTTTCCGTGCGGGTCGTCACAGCGATTACGGGCGCGACCTCCTACAATGTCGATGCTACTACTGCTTATAACGGTAGCGTGGGCGCAACTGGCGGTCAGTTCGGCGCGAATCTCGGGATTTTGGCCGGCTCGATCAATTCCGGCGTCGTCGGCCCAACGGCATGGTACGCGCCATCAACGATAACGTTCACCGCAAATGGTGGAAATTTCACAGGCGGACAGGTGCGCGTCGCAATTCAATACGCGCTTTTTGGCGCCCCGACATCATAGGCTAACCGCCGAACGCTGCATCCTTTGGCCGCCATTTGGCGGCTTTTTCTTTGCTCGGGATCTGACATGGCATCAACGACATTTCAGCCGCTTATGGAGGGGCTATGGAGCCTCCTCGGCGCCGGGCCGCTGCTCGTTCAGGCGAGATCGGCGCCTGCTTGGTACGTTATTTCCGACACGCCGCCAGCCGCGGGGACGATCGGTTTTAGCCTCGCAACTGATGAGAGAGATGAGCTTTGGACGGAGAGCCAAGTGTGGGCCTCGACGTCGGCGACGAATGGCGGCGCAATCATGTTCGGCCCGATCACGTGAAGAGGAGAGTCATTCGCAATGGCGGTAGCAACAAACGCCCAACCTCTCACGGAAGGAAATTGGGTGCTGCTCGGAACAGGACCATTTCGTGTCGAGGCCCGGCCGTATCCGATCTGGCTCTGGTGGGGCGGCGCAGCGCCAACTCAAGGACAGCCCGGGATCCTGATCGACGCCGGGCAGAAGGAGGATATTTGGACAACGACGCAGGTCTACGCCTCGACGCCCGTCCCAAGCGCGGCGATCATCTTTGCCCCGATCGTCAGCGCCAATAGCTCGTCGCCCAGCAGCGCAATGGATTTCAGCGTCGCCACGAATTCTTCGCTTCTTGCCGCAATCGCCGCCTAAACCAAGGGGATAATCCATGGCATTACCGACTCTAAGCGTCACCCCTGGAGCAGGAGCGACGATAAACACTCTTCCGAATGCGCCGGCTGTAACTGCGAACAGCGTTTCGGTGGCGTTGGCGACGGACCAGGCGGCCGTGCCGGTCACCGCGTCAAGCCTGCCATTGCCCATCGGCGCGGCGCAAGACGGTGCGGACGGAACCGGGATTACGCCGCCTACCGGCGGTTTGGGCATTCGCGGCTGGCTCTCAGGCATCTATTCGAAGCTTTCCGGCACGATCGCGGTTTCGGGCACATTCTGGCCAGCGACGCAGCCTGTTTCGCTCACTTCGTTGCCGACCCTTGTCGCCGGCTCCGCGTTGATCGGTAAAGTTGGCGTAGATCAGACCACGCCAGGCACAACGAACGGCGTCACCGAGGTTGGATCGTCGAATTGGGCGGTCACTCAGGTCTCAGTCGCAACCACCGCTACTTCAATTGTCGCCGCGCGGTCTGCACGCCAAGCGGTCGTCATTACAAATTTGGGCTCCACGCCGGTCTATCTCGGCGGCTCCGGCGTGACCACGAGCGCTGGCGCGCTTCTGCCGGGCGTCGTCGGCGCATCCAAAGTCATTCCGACCAGCGCTGCTGTCTACGGCATCGTTGTGAGCGGCGCCCAATCGATCAGCGTTGAGGAGCTTTACTAATGACTCCTAGCCTTGTTGTTCCTCCGCAGTCTCTAACTCTTGCGGCGCCTCGCCGCCGGATCGCGTCCTTGCATGGCGGTTTTCAGAACCCCGACGTTTCGCAAAGCAACGGTGGAACTCAGGTCAGTGGGACGGACCGATTTTCATTTATCTTGAACACAGACGTGACGAATCTCGAATTCGTCTTCGTCAACGCCTATTCCAGCAATGGCGGCCCGCTTAATCAGAACGGGAATGCGCTCACGTTCCATGCCGCATTGGAAGTCGCCAATCAGCTCTATTCTATCCCGTTCAACTCCTCGACAGGCGCGACGATTTCTACAGCAACCGGCGCCAGAAGCGGGGTGGCTCTCGCCGACGGCGGCATTGCGCATTCTCTTCCATTCGGTGTTGGGGGTCTCAGTCTGACGGCTGGATCAACCCAATATTACCGTGTTTACAAGACCGTTTCCTCCGGGCAGAAATGGCCTTACACCAACGAGAATTCGTTCTATGGATGGGGCGGAGTTAACACCACGGATTTCGTGTACGGCTCTACGGTCGTCAACGGCTCAGATCAGACTACATCCTACGGCGCACAATCCTGGGGAGCTTTCGCCAGCACCTCTTACGCATGGTCGGCGCTTGCGATCATTGGCGAACAGATCACTCCGGCGCCTGTGGTCGGAGTCTTCGGCGACAGCATCGCAGCCGGGAACGGCTCGACGCGCGGGCTCGGCTATATAGGTCAGGCCTGCCTTAACGCGGGCGTCGCCTTCCACAATAACGGCATGGCGGGCGCTAGCCTGACCAATATGATCAAATACGAGCCGGTGCGGCCATATCTTGCGCGCTTCGTAGATTACGCCGTTCTTCATATGTTAACGAACGATTTAAGCACAGCAAGCATAACGACGCTGGCGCAAGCTCAAGCGCTGCTCCTCCAATGGGTCAAGGCCTATGGCCACAAGACTAATCGCGTCGCCATCTGCACCATCTTGCCGCGAACAACCTCGACGGACACTTGGGCGACGCAGACTAACCAAACCGTTTCTTCCTGGGAATCAGTGCGCGTCCAGATCAACAATTGGCTCCGCGATCAGACCTCCACAGGCGCAGCCGCCTATTTGAACGCCAATCAGAGCGTCACGGCCGTCATCCAGACGATCGACGCTTGCCCGGCGATCGAGGTCAATTCCAGTGGCTCGGCGCTATCTCTTAGCAACAATGGCCAGCAAACTACGGGAACGGGCGGCTACTGGAAAACCACTGGCGCCAACAGCTACACAACGGATGGCATCCACCCGACTTCGACGGCCGTCACGGCGATGGCCGCTTTGGTGCCCACCGCCAATTTCGTGCTGTTCTGACCGAAGCGAGATGATCCGCTAACGATAATCCAGACGGCGTCCGAAGCGACCGTCGGACAAGACCGAATTTGCGTGGGATCGAGACTAGGTCCCACGTTGGATTGGGTCGAGTCAAGGCTCTGGGCTCGACTTGAGAGTTGGACCATGACCGCCTCATGGATCGAGCGCTATTCTTCGAAATGAAAGTCGTATGCAAATCGTCAAATTCTATTTGCGCTTAGCCAAGCCTGCAAAGAGTTCTCGCGCACTGCAACCCTAGCCGCCTTTGGGCGGTTTTCTTTTTGGAGGAGCCGGTTCTGTTTAAGGCGACATTCCTCTTGGTCCTCTCCGCGCTCCTATGGCTCGGCCTTGCGCTCGGTTTGCGAGCGGCGACGTGTAGCGCCTCTTTCTATGGCTACGAGAGCGGTCGCATCACCGCCTCCGGAGAGCGGTTCCGGCCTGGCGGCCTGACTGCGGCGCATCGAACGCTCCCGTTCGGCGCGCGGCTCCTTGTTTCGGCCAATGAGCGAAGCGTTACAGTGCGCGTGAACGATCGTGGGCCTTTTGTTCGAGGCCGGTGTCTCGATCTTTCGCAAGGCGCCGCGTCGGCTCTCGGCCTCGTGGGGGCCGGCGTCGGCATTGTGCGGATCATGCGCAGAAGATGAGGGGCTTATGAAAAAGGATCTGCTGCACGTTATAGGGGCGTACTACAATTTCCGCCGCTCCAAGACGCCGAGGAAATTGTTTCATGAATGGATCGACTATCAGCTCGATTCCGGCGTCTCGCTTACGATTGTCGAATTCGCTCTTGGCGAGCGGCCCTACGAGCTCGACCCGGATGACCCAAAGCTTGCGCGTGCGCGGCTCTTTCAGTTGCGAGGGCGCTCTCAAAACGAGCTGTGGGTCCGCGATGCGCTGGTCAATTGGGGCATCGCGCATCTTCCCGAGGACGCCAAATATGTTTGTTGGGACGATACCGACCTGCGCCATGCGCGTCCCGACTGGGCGGTCGAGACGGTGCATATGCTTCAGCATTATCGCGTTGGGCAAACCTGGTCGCATTCCGTGGATCTCGGGCCGCAGCATGAGATCGTGCCGAACGATTGGAATCACGAGACCGACCGCAGCTTTTGTTGGGCGTGGCTCCAGGGTGATGTCGACGCCCCGAAAGAAGGCTACGCGGGAACGCTGCGCCTTCAATCCCGCGCCCTGTTCAAGAACAAGAAGCAGACCGATTGGCGGGCGCATACGGGCTATTCCTGGGCGATTCGCCGCGACGCATTGAACGGAATTGGCGGCTTGCTAGATTGGATGGTCACTGGCTCGTCCGACTGGCATATGGCCCTCGCCTTCGCCGGCTATCTGCAGAATTTCGATGAGCGCATGACGCCGGGCTACACGCGGCGCTTGAAGGAGTTCGCGCGGCTCTGCGACCTCTACATTCAGCAGGACATCGGTTGCGTGCCGGGCATGATCCAACATCATTGGCACGGCAGGAAGAAGGACCGGCAATATCTGACGCGCTTCGACGTCTTGCTCGAGAGTAATTTTGATCCTGACGTTGATCTTGTCCGCGATGTCCATGGCATTCCATCGCTGACCGGCGACAATCGGTTGCTACGCGATGGGTTGCGCCGGCTCATCGGACAGATGCGGCCGGATTCGATAGATACCGAATAGGGCAAGCGCCGCCAACTTGCGCAAAACAATAAACTGACCGTCGGCCGCCTTTCAGGGCGACTTTTTTCATGGGGTCCATCATGGCGAAAGACAATCGCGACGCCGTCATGGCGTTCATCTTCCAGCAGGAGGGCGGCTTCAGCGCCGACCCGAACGATCCCGGCAATTGGACCGGCGGCAGCGTCGGCGGCGGCTTTCTTCGCGGAACAAATTTCGGAATTGCGGCAAACTCGCATCCGGGCCTCGACATCGCAAATCTGACTAAGGCGGAGGCCTCGGCGATCTACAAGACCGAATATTGGGACGCGATCGGTGGCGATGGATTGCGGCCAGGCGAAGATCTCGCGGTCATGGATCCGGCGGTGAATTCTGGGCCCGCGAAGGCGCTCTCATGGTGGCGCGCAGCCGGCGGGGGATCGGCCGACGCCGGCGCCGTGATCCAGGAGATTTGCGCCTATCGGCTTTCATTCATGCATGCGCTCGGTTCCTGGTCGCGCTTTGGCGGCGCATGGGGTCGCCGCGTCGCCGCCTGCGAGGCGCTAGCTCTGCAAATGTTGCACGGGGCAGCGGCCGGATCGGTCCTTCCGCAAAAAGCGAATGACGCACACGCCGCAACAAAGACGGGGGTTGTGAAGAGCGCAGCTGGCGGCGGGGTCGCAGGCGCCGGGGCGATCGCTCACGGCCCCAGCGGCGATCATTCGTGGCTGATTCTCCTCGTTGGCGTCATCGTTGCGATCATGATTGTGGCGCTGCTCTTTAACGCCTGGCGCCAGAGCCAACGCGGCGACGCTCTCGAAGCGACGCTCAAGGATTGGGCCGCGAAAAAGCAAGCGCTCGATGCGGCCCAAAAGGCAGAGGCGGCTCAGAAGGCCGCTCTGCAGGCTCGGATTGATCTCGCGACAGCGGCCGAAGCGGCGCTGAAAGATCCGACGCCTCTGTCGGCGACGGCCGCGCCGTCCGGAACCGCGGGCGGGCCGCCGGCGGCCGCTGCATCAACCCAGGAGCAAAAGTCATGACGCCGGATCTCATGGAGTCCGCGATCGCTATTTCACTTTGGGCCGTTCTGGTTGGCGCATGGGTTGGCGCGCTCGATAGGCCCCTTCAGTTCTATGAAACGGCGCGTTGGGCGGCGTCCTTCGGATTTCTTTCGGCCGCGCTTTTCGTGGTCAACGGCCTCGTTCTCTGCTGAGGAGTCTAAGATGTTTTGGATTGCTGGTCTTTTCCTTATTTTCATCGGGCTGCTGTGGTTTTGGGTAGGCCCCAAGATCGTTGAGTTTCGGGCGTCGATTGGGCTCGACGCCAAGATAGCGGAAGCGGAAAGCCTTTGGGCGCGGTTGAAATTGCAAACCCAAGGGATCAAGACGATCTTGGTGCTCGTCGGCGGCGCCATCGCGGCGATCGTCCCGGAAATCACGAAGGACCTCGCGGACGTTGACCTATCGCCGTTGATCGGATCGAATTGGGCTGGAAAGGTCGCCGCGGCGACCTCCTTGGTCGCAACGATAACTCATATCAGTGGCCTTCTATCGGCCGCAAAAGCTGAACCGGTGCAGACGAATGAGTGACTTGCAAATCGTCATCGAGCGCGCTGGCGTTTGGGCGTTGCTCGTAATCGTCATGCTCGCCTTCGCGCTGTTTTTCCATCGCGACATCGTCGCGGCTCTTGCGGAATGACGCCATGCTAGCCTTGAGCCTTCCAATCTTGAACGCCTTGCTCGGCGGGATCATTAATCCGTTAGTCAATGCGTGGGTAACCTACAAGAAAGACAAGCTCACGACCCAGGAGGCTGGGTTCGAAGCTGCAACGAAGAGCGACGCCGCCGTCATGCAAGCTGCGTTGGCGGCTGAGACGCAGAACAATGCGCTGAAGATTCAAGTCTACGGGCATTTCATCAATCGGGCCGTCATGTGGGTCGCCGGGTTTCCCGCAGCGCTTCATTTCGGTCTTGTCTTTATCGACACGGTCTTGGCGGCGAAGGTCTTTTATGGCGCCGCCATTCTTGGCGTGCCGAAGCTCCCGGCGCCGTATGACAAATACGAATGGGCGATCGTAACGAGCTTTTTCCTAGTTCAAGGCGTCCATCTCGGGACAAGCAATGTCTCGGCGTGGCTGAGCAAAAGCAAAAGCGCCTGATGATCGCGCCGCCATCCTTCTCTGCGTCCTTAAGCATGTCGATGACGGCGTGGACCAAAGTGGCGATCTGAGCGGGATCCCAGCGAGGCGCAATTCGCGGCCTAAAGGCGGATTCAAATTCTTGCTGATTAAGATTTGAACGTTTCGCGCAAGTAGAAGGCGTCAATGATGACGGATAGCAGCGGCAACTTTTGGAGCACGTTGGGCGCCGGCGGATTCGGCGCCCTGATTGGCGTCATAGGGACGATTCTGACGGCCATGATCAATCGGCAACCGCCGATGGCGGCGATGATCGACGCCCGCATTCGGACGTTAATCGAGGGCTATGAAAGGCGCATCAGCGATCTGCAACATGAAATCGCAAAGCTCGAAGGCAAGATTGACGGCTTGACCAGGGCGCTGGAGGACGCCCGCATGCATCGCGGTCTTGGCGTATGACGCAGATTCCCGCGGACGCCGCCTGTCGTGAGACTATAGAGCTTGCCCGCCATGGTCCGGCGGCGGAGGGTTTGTCCGTCCGCTAAATCCAAATGCTGACATTCAAGAGACAACTCCGTCGCATTTTTTCACGCCCCTGTCCCGCGCATGCGGGGCAGGGGCTTTTTTTCGTTTCGCGCTAGGTCATCGACTCGTTAAACCGCATCCAAATTCGGATTGAGGCGAGCTTCACGCCGGCGATGAAATTGTCGGCGCGTTTGTCATAACGCGTGGCGACGGCTCGGTAGTGTTTGATCTT